CTGCTGCCTCTTCGTATTCAAACGCCATGTGTCCTATGTCGGAGCTAACACCCACGACGCCTGACGCAGCAGCAAGAGCGTTCGCTGTTGCGTCTACGAATAAAGCACACCCCGCGTTCGCGACGCTTGCCGTCGTACAGTACACGCCCTGAAAACGTATCAACAATTTATTTGTCGCGCTCTTAGGCGTAATGCTTGCTGTCAGAATTTCAACGCCCTCTGTGATCTGAGGGATTGTATCATCGAACGGAATCTGTGTCGTGATGTCAGCGTTGGCTAAATATTCTGAGTACACGCGCTGGACAAGGAAGCCCGTAGCAACCTTCGTGTGATCGACAGCACGATCAGCAAGCTTGGCTGTCGTAACGAACAGGTCAGCCATCTTAGCAAGGCCCGTCGCTGTCGCTTCCAATATTCCGTCTGCCAGTTTTCCTACTGTAATGGAAAGATTGACGTACTTATTTGTAGAGATGGAGTTGTCGAGCGGAATAACTTTAAACGTACCCCACACAACCGCCGTCGTGCCGAGCGTGCCGCCCGCGTTAGCTTGGCAGAGGAAAGTGTAATCTGCATACAGCGTGCCTTCCTCTACGTTGACGGCTTGCGATATAAGTTCGGCCCAACTATTAGCATCATCTGCTCTGGCCCACGCGCCAGCAGCAGCAACATAAACGCCGTTCTCTGCCGGAGCCGTCTGATTCCACGCAAGTATTCTATCGCCTGCAATCGGCGTTACGCCATCAATCGCTGTAAGCCCGGACAACGCATGGTTAGCTGTTGTCGATATACGAACTGACGGCCTCCACTTCATCCCTGCTGACGCAGCAACCGCAATGGCCGAAGCGTCTTGTGCTGCGTCGCGTGCGGCTATGGCGTCGTCAAGAATAGCTTCTGGGTCTGTGATCGAGCCGATAGAGGGTCCGTTGATAATCGTACCGCCCGGCCCGCCAACAAGAACATGTCCCTCTTCTGGACGGATAAGCAGAGTGCGCGCAACCTTGACGGCCAACTGTTGAAATCGCATAGCGATACGGTCAAGTTCTCTGGACAGGAATGTTCCCTTAATAACTGTAGAGGGTTCACCGCTTGTCAAGTAATCAAGATTTCGCGTGATTAAGATGTAATTAATTTCGTCGCTATCCTCTGCGATAAGTGCGTTGATCTTTGAGATAAGAGATGTAGTTGGCGTCAACGTAAAAGTATTATAGTTCTCTTCATCGAGCGCGACGCTGTAATCTGTATTGAGAACAGCAACCAATTCGTCAATGCCGTATGCGACAAGAACTTCGTCCTCAGAATGTAAAGGTATAGCGCAATTAATCGGTGTACCCGCAACAATATCTAAGGCTTCAATTTCTGTCGTGTCTGTTGCTATAGCCATTATTCATTCTCCTGATATTGTGGAAGCCGCTCAGGTGTCCTGTCACCGGGAGGCCAATAGTATTCGTTGCCGAACGTTTCTTCCTGTCTACGCATTTTACGTTGGCGCTTGCTGTACGTCTTAGGGTCTGCGATCTCCTGTAGCCTGTCCCACACTTGACGTTCTAATGCCAGCCTCGCCCACCATATATTCGTACCGGGTGTATAACGCTTGGCGTATTCTACCAGCTTCGGAAGTGTTTTGCTATCGAAGTCTTTATCACTCAGAGAGCCGACAGAGTTAGCCCACTGGAAGGCGTCGCCAAGCGCAAGCTGTGTCGTATCCCCGAAGAAACCAAGCAACGGTCCAGCCGCAACGTCGCCCGGCCCTGACCCGAATTGATTGACGCCAGAGAACAGGAAGTCGCCCCAGATGGCCGTAGAGCCACCAGCAAGAAACGCTTTACCTAAAAACGCAGGGCTGTCCATGGGGATAGGGTCACGGCCTGACGCTAACTCCCTCATCTGTACGCCCATCGCTCCCACTAATGTCATGCCCGCGCCTAGCCCGGCGTAAAATCCTAGCCGTCCTTTAATGCTGTTTGATGTCATACCCATACGTCCGTAAATCATGTGGAACGATATGGGGAAATTCTTGTACATCGCAAAGCTGTGGAGCAGTAGACCAACCAGCGTGTCAGGACGCGACGTATCTTTTAATGTAACAGCGCCTTCAATCGTAGCCTCTGGAACCATCTTGCGGCTTTCCTCGAAAATCATTCCTTGAAACTTACGATACAGGTCTTGTTTATTTCGTAGATTAGATTGCAGCACGTCGATAGGTCGTAAAAAGTTTACGTCTTTGCGCGGTTGCCACGCCTTAACATTATTTCTAAACGCGTTCCAATCTTCTGCCTCAATACCGTAGCGTTTCATCACGGCCACGAACGGGAGCTTGTCGTACTCCATCCCCTTCATCCGATTCAGCAGTCCCATAAATTCTGCCTGAGTGGACCAACGCGCAGCGCGTGTGTGTCCTGACATCATCGACAGGCGCATGATGCCGTCAGAGATATGGCGCGTTACAGCAGGCCCGACAGTTGCTAAGCCCGTCCAGCGCGTCGTAGCGTACGTAGACATCACGGCTTCGTCGTGGATGAAACCCGACTGTGCAGAAATCTCGCCCTGAAATTTACGATCACCCGCAATCGACTTGAAATAAAAGTCCATGCCGCCGAACAGGTTCATCTTATTAAGAGCGCGTACTGCTGCGGTCTGCATGAAGTCGCCGGGCATCGCCAACAGCGACGCGCTACCAAGCTGCGCTGCTGTTAAAATATTTGACGTGCCTGTAACCAGAGCGCCCATAGCGCTGTTCGGGTCCATAGGATTAGTGCGCGTAATCATCTCAAGCATTGGCTGGAATTTATTCTTTAACAGCGCGTCGGCTTCGGCCTTGTCTTTAGCAGACAGTGTTGCTGCTTGCTTCTTAACAATGGCCTCTATGTTCATAAAAGTAAGATCAGGATTCGGGCCGAACGTTTCTACCATCGCTACTTTATGCGACATCTGTTCGATGTGTCTCTGCATCACGTCAAAAATATTTCCGTCGCCAAACTCATTGTGATCTGCCAACCACGCCGCAGCGTCCTTGTAGTGTACGAAGCGATGATTGTCTATCATATTACCGACAGCACGCCCCCGTCCTCGAAACGCTTTAGGGTCTATCTTCGTCGCGCCGTCTGTAGTCAACGTAGCAAAAATATCTTTCATCAATGCCGGGCGCTCAGCAACATCAATCGGTGAACCGTCAGGCCAACGCATACGGTTCCAATCCCAACGGTCAGCGCGAGACGCCCTCCACGCAGCTTCATTCTGTACAAGCTTCACGGCATTAGCGGATTGCGGAATATAGTTAGCAAGTTTTTTCATCGAACCACCTGCTTGATTGAACAGGTCTACGCCAACGTCGCTGACTTTGAGCCATGCATTAGCGACTTGCTTTGCCAACTGATCTCCCGAACTGCCGGGCGCATAAATCTCTTTAATGATATTAGGAAGGTGAGCTTTACCCTTCTGCGTACCGAACGCGCCCTTGCCTACTTTGTCAAGAACATCACCCATGATCGCCCACAGTTGGCCGCGTGTGACTTCCTTCGTCGTGCTGTATGAAAGCCCGGAGAATCGCGGGTCGTCTTCCAGCAGCGATATAGCGGCGCGTGCCAGCGCCCGGCCCCGGCTGCTCTTTTTAATCTTGCCGCTCTGGTCTTTTGTGTCGAATAGTTTTATGTCAGCCGTTATACCTTGCGCGATGCGTTCATTATTCTGCGCCTGCACGCTGAGCATCTTGGCGGTACGCTTAGCTTTCTCCATTGCGTTTTCTGAGATGCCGTCGAATACATCTTTCATCGCCAGCGTTGCTGCCGTTGTGTTGTCACGTCCTTGCTTGCGGTATCCTTCTGCCCGCGCTTCAAAGTCAGCAACAATTTCGTCGGCACGCTGCTTACCGAAGCGACGGTCTTTTAAATTCTCACGTATACAATCTACGAAGCTTTGGATATTGAGCATGTCTGTACGGCTTTCAATTCAAATTCAGTTTCACTTTGATCTTCTAATATCTGTCTTATACTCATCATCTTCCCGCCTGTGCCTTCGTCGTGCGGCATAGCGATGGCGTCCTTGTCGAGAGACAGTTTATATTTCTGTCCGTTAATCTGTATCTCGCCGCCCTCTTCTTTAATTAGTTTATCAATGCTAGAGCGATACACTTCTAATGCGTCGTCCAGCGTCTTCATGTTATCAGCTATGATCGCTTTAGCATAGTCTGCTGCGTCTGACGACGGAGACATTTTGGCTTGGACTTTTTCTGCCTGTTGCAGAATAGGTGCTTTTTCCACAAGCGTTCTATCGAACAGCGCAACTGTATTTTCGTAGGTGTCATTCAATACTGCCTTTCCTGCGTTGGGGAAATCGCTACGGCCATCACGAATCATTGAGCGTATGGCTTCTCTGTCTTCTGCGCCCAAGTCCCATTGCTTTTTAGCAAAGGCGTAGGCGCGGGTAACTTCCGGGGCCATGTCGCGCATACGTTGGTCAGCATCTAAAAGTTTTCCACGAACAGTCGCCATCTCAGGCGAATCTTTTCCGAGCAGCGTTGCCTTCACTTTCGCCTGCTCCGCTTTTAGTTCTTCAAGCTTAGGTTCTAGTGCAGCACGTTTCTTATTCCCAACCTTGCTCATGTTGTGTTGTAGGTTGCTAATCTTTGTATTTATCTCATCGAGCTTCGCTTCTACTTTCGCGGAATCGGGCTTCATCTCGTCAAGCCATCTACGCCATACAGTTTTATTCGCAGCAAGCTCATCAAAAGTTTTAAACAACTTAGGGTCTATCTGACGCGCCGCGTCGTCGATATTCTTACCGGGACTGTGTATATCGACTTTGATTTCAGGCGACACAAACGCGTCAACCTTTTTAGGTATTGCTGTCATTGTACGCGGCGGTATCAAATTAGGTGTCTCGCCGTCCCACGCTTCAAGGCGCGGTGCAACGTAATCTATATCCATGGCCGTACGAGCTTTACCCTGACGCGTGTTCGATAACGGAGACATAGGTTGTAACTCGTCGGTGTAGGCCCGTGTGCCTGTCATTAGATCTCGCACAGTTTGTTCTTGATAAGCTTTAACATCGCTTTCCCATGCGTGCTGCCCCGGCCACGATTCGCCGCCTTCTTGCGGTCTGCCGGGTTTATATTCTAAAAGCCGTTGCGGTTCGGCGGGGGGAGGCGGCGCAATATCGCCTTCGCTGGATTTAAAGAACCGCTTGCCTGCTAGAGCGACGCCTTCTCCCAGACCTTGCACTACCGCGCCGCCCACAGCCGCGCCCGCAACACGGCTAACGCCGTCCATAAAACCGTTCTCTAATCCTAACAGTTCACGTTGTTCTTGCACGCCTGTAATCTGATTAATCGCTTCGATGCCGCCTTGTCCTGCGGCCTGTGTCAGTATCTGCGCTCCTGCTGTTTTGCCAACGCCTCCCGCAGGCAACGTCATAAAATTAAATGGCGACGTGCGGGGATTGAGTGACGCGGCTGTGCCGCCTGCGAAGCCGCCAATCTTACCCCCCATTGTAGTACGGGCGTTAGCTGCTTTCTCTTCCGCTTCGCGTGATACCTTTACCACTTCATCAAACATGTCACGCGAACTTTTTAATTGTAGATCAGGATACCGTTTTCTCAATCCTTCAATGCGTTCATCAAACGCGGCTAGATACGATGCTGAGTTTTCATCACCGCCCTCTGCATAAAAACGCGCAACGTCGAGATAAGAACGCGTACCGTATACAGGTCCGATCTCTAAACCAGAAAATGCGCCTTGTGCATACGGAGATATTTCCGGCACGTCTTCTACGCCTGCGCGACGTAGAATGTCAACTTGGTCCTGCTCTATTTCTCTAAACGTTTCTTGTATGCCGTGCGTGGCCGCAGCTTTATTCTGCGCTTCCCATGCGTAGCCGAAGTTTTCTTGAAAGCCAACACGCGGCCCCAAGGCTCCGTCCTGCGGGTCTACAGACATAGCGTCTTCGTTATGCTCAGATAAGAATGTCACTTAACAGCCTTCATGCTTGTGCCGGGGTAGTAGGTATTTTTCTCTGACCGGGACACGACAGGCGCACGCGTTGATATTTTTTCAAGCGCCTGTTTGTCTGGTACAAAAATATATGCTTCCGCTCTTCCTGTCGATGTGATGTTCCCTGTCAATAAAACACTTCCATCATCCAGCATCATTTTATATTTACCGCCGCCGATAGAACGTAGCGACACTTCATCTTTAATATCGTATGGGTCCACAACACTCCCGTCACGATAGCGCGGCGCGGCTCCGTTGTACGACAAGCGTATGTAGTCTTCGATCTTCATATTCTGTAACGCAGCTTCCATCATATCAGGTGAAACATTACGCGGCAACACTGTCGGCGTTCCGTTCACTGTAGCAACAGCAGGAGAAGTTTTTGTCCCGCCCATTACGGCTTGAGTTGCGGCGTCGTAATTCTGCTTGCTAAACGTGCTACTTGTAGAGTGTTGAACGTAATACGCTAACGCTGCATCTTGAATCGCTTGTCGGCGCTCAGGCTCTAGGTCGTGGAGCGCCGGGCCTGTTTGACTTACAAAACGATCATTAAGTTCCTGCGGCTGTGCGCCAATCTGTTCGAGAATGGCCGGGTTGTCATTGATCTTTTTACGGCCACGCATAATGTCGCCAGCGACGGAAGGCGCTCCGTCTACGTACAGGTCTGCGGCGTGCGCGAATACTTTATCTTTCTCGCCCATCTGTTTAAGTGCAGCACGTGCAGGCTTCTCCCCCATCGTGGAAATATTCGCCATCATCGCAACAGCAGCGTCGGAATCTCCTTCGTCAATTTGTTTCTTAATCGCTGTAGCTTCATCTTCTGTGAACGGTTTCATCTCGTTCATAGAGATGCTGTAGTAGTCAGCAATCGAACGCGCCGTGGAACCGCGTGCCGCAAAGCCGCCGTCTTGGTCAAGTGGCAATACGCTGTGACTGCCGACAGAAGATGCGTACGTGATTGGGTCTGTTTTTAAACCCTCTTCTGCTTTCTTCAATAAACGTTCGCGTGTGCGGTTATCTTCAAAGGCTACGCGTGAAGGCGCAATGGCAAATTCTTGTGAGATGTTATCGTAGACCTGACGAACTGTAAGCGCGTTGCCCTTCTTATCGTAGAACACAGGCTTGTTCGCTTTCGCTGCTGACGGCATTAAATCTGCGGCGAGTTGATCTGGATTATTTTTATATCCTGTCAAAAAAGTTACAGCGCCGTCGCCGCCCATGAAGTGCGCCATGTACAATTCGCCATCATTGACTGTGCGTCCCAACACGTTCTCTAAAACTTTCTGGTTCTTAGCAGCATAAGCGGCTCCGGCCATGATCGACAACCTTGGGTCTTTACGCAACTCCAATAGCTCCGCGTCGGTCTTGCCTTCGATGCCAACACCTATGGCCGCAGCGACAGTTGGATTCTTTATTGTGAAAAGCCATGTGTCGTCTGTGAATTGCATCACGCCTACAGCAGAAGATGTCGGTTTACCGTTTTCGTCTACGATACCCGTAGGCTTGCCGTAGTCGATAGGTTCATCTTTAATGAGCGGGTTGCGTTTAATAGTTGATTGGTCTGCTCCCGCAGCGAAGCCTTTTTCTTTAAGCGTGTTCGCTACAGTGGGCGATAGATACGTCCAGCCTCCCCACACTTTGCCGTCCTGTTCCGCGAAATTATTCGGAACGGATTGACGCATATCTACGCGCAGAACGCCGTCATATTCCGCGAAGCCTGTAAAGCCTGAATCGACAAGTGACGCTGTGACTTTACCCTTCTGTTCTTCGGACATGCCGACTGTTGATATGCTGATACTCGTTCCGCTCTTATCTTGTTTGTCGCCTGCTGTAACTATGAGCGGAGCGCCATACGACTGCCCCGCCGCCGTAACAGCATTAACAACATCTGCACGAACATTGCGTAGGTCCATATCTTTGTGTGCAACTTGCGGCTTGAATTTTTCCTGTAGATCGACTTTGGGCTTTTTAAAATATTGTCCGTATTCTCTGTTTGCCATGCCGCCGAGAAAGCCTGCGTTAATACCGAACGTTTCACTGGCTTGGTTCACGGCGTCTGACACTACGGGGGGTAGGTCAGGATACGCCAAGCCGGGATTACCGTTGACGGCGTTAATGCGTGCGCGTAGCTCAGACGGGGGAAGCTTCTGCTCTGTCTTAATAATATCTTGGTCACGCGCAACACGCGCCATGCGTTGACGAATTACAGGGTCAGTAGTACGCTTCACGACTTGCTGTGCTTGCTGCAACTCATCCTGCGGGATTAATACAGTCTCTTCTTTCGTTCTATCTTCAAGCGTTGTTACTACGGCTCTGCCGTCAGCGTCATTACGTGTCTGGAATGTTTTCTTCATCGTTCCAACATCGTTCATCAATTTCTCGAAGTCCGATGGCAGAAATTCTGTTGACCAATCCCGTCCGGTTTTTCCGGCCAAGTCTAACGCGATATTGTCAACGTCCTCTTCTGTCTTCGCGTTCGATAGCATACCTTGGAATCGACGCTTAACATTATCCTGTTTCCATGTTTCTTTCATCGACGCTTTTAATCCGGCTGTCATGCCGGGGCGAGAATCAATAACTGCGTTCCCTTGCTCTAAAGCAGCGTCGTAGAATAGCGGGTCAGAAGTTACACGATTTTGTAATGTGTTTAATGACGTGTCGGCTTGGAGCTTGCTGTTCTCCGCTTTCTGCGTGAACTCGTACGCGGCTGCACGTCCTGAAATATTATCTGTGTTCTCTACCAATTTTGTTTTCAACGCAATACGCACGTCGTCGTCTTCAATGCCGCTTGTATAATTTTCAACAGCGTCGCGGTATTCGGACAACACACGCTCTTGGTAGCTGCGTCCGTCTGCGTCAACTTCATTACGCAATTCCAATTCGCGCTTCGTGAAATCGAACTGTGCCATTTTATTAGCAAGCTCTTCTTTCTTTTCCCGCTCTTTTTCTTTGATAGCGATAGTACCTACGGCTTGGCCGAATTGCTGCTGCGCTGCGCCAAGTTCTTCCTGTGACTTACCAACAGAATATCCGAAGCTGTCTGGATTAGCTTTCGTGTTAATCTCGTTTTGAGTACGGCCCGTGAGTGCGCTGACGCCAACGTTATAATTAATTTGTGGCATTATAGCTGCCCTCCTAATTGCGCGACTTGTGAACCCGCGCCAAAGAACGCAGCAGTAGACCTATTTTTTCCTGCCTGCTTAGCGTTACCCGCAGCCGCTAAATTCATGTTCGCTTCTTCCTGATAGCCTTGCATTTTAATTGTACCCTCACGGTATCTTATATCGCCTTCGTATTCTATACGCCGCTCTTCGAGTGTCATTTCTCTAGCAGTATCAGCAAGAACATCTAAAGGCGACCCGGCCAACTCCAATCCTGTTGTGCCGTACGATGCTCTTATGCTTGAAAGTTTTCGTGCGTTCTCACGCCGTTTATCTTCGGCTTCAAGTTGCGCGGTAGCAAGCGCCTGATTCCTGTCTTGGTCTGCGAGTTGTTTATTGCGTAGATTAATCTGCGCCTGATAATTATACGCGTCGGATTCCGCTTGCGCTGACTGCTGAGCGCCCGCCATAGAATTTAAACCGCCGAGGACCGTGAAGCCTATACTAATCCATGTAAACGGGTCAGCCATGTTTGGGCCTCCAATAAATATTCTCGTCCCCTACAGGCTTTAAAAACTGGAAGCCTAGCATCAAAGCCATCTGGCATCCGTGCTTAAAAGTCTTGGGTGTCGTCATATAAACGTCTGTGTGATGTAAGTCCAACGCTGCGCGAATCTTGCGTAACAGTTGTCTCAGATACGGGCCTGCGTCTTTGCCGATAACGGACCACGCTAAATATGTTCCATCTACACACTCCGTAATGCCCGCCGCGCACACGCAACGGTTCTTAACCCACGCCGACATAGAGAAGTTTTCAGTAATGACATGATGGTATCCGGGGCGTAGATAGACGCTCTGCACAAGCTTATCGTGCTCTTGCGGATTGATGTACCTTATATGCTCTGGATGGCATGGCATATAAACTATGTCGCTCATTATCCCCTGTCCTGCGTATTCATTTGTGGCATTAGGCTTGTCACGTTAAACGGCAAAGGTGAGTTCTTTGGCCGTCTAAAGAAGATTGACCCACGCTTCCAGTAGCCGGGCGCGGGGACAATCGGGCCAATGATACCACTAAACAAATTTATTGTCTCTACCTCATCGAAAAGCTGCGGATAGTCAAGAGGGGTATATTCGATAACTTGTTGGTCCTCGTTGTACGTGCCGACTTCGCCGCCGTAAGATTCCCACACATTGACAGATATACCATTCATGCGTTTAACTTTACCCTGCGCCGTGCCGTCCTGAGCGCCGTTCTCTAAGGCCGATGTTTCACACTCAGCTTCATAGCCTAAGCCTATGATAACGTCAGACGCCTCACGGTCTAAAACAATGGCCCCCTCTGTAACCGTAAGAGGACCGATAGGAATACCGTCAGCTAAACCGTATATATCTTCTCTACCTTCAAGATGTTGTGCGCCAAAGATAACATCTGTAGCTTCGCCTTGGTAGCGCAGCGCACAGTCTACGAAGTGAGACTGTTCGATTGTCATGTCAAAATCCCAGAACCGGGTAAGACGTTCAATGTAACGTTTCTCTTGGCCGTTTACAGTACGACGTACTACCATCCACAAAGTATCCTGTAACTGGTCAGACGAAGGAATAACAGCAATGCTTTCTACGACGCCGCCCGATATGTCATGCCTATGCCAACCCACTACATTTTCGTCCCGATTATAAGTCATACCTACAATAGTGCCGTTGGCTCTACGGACCCAAACAATACTATGTGGTTCGGACGCATAGGCCATCTCGACAAACGGGCTGATACCCAAGTGGTTAGCTAATAGATTCATTGAAGGCGCTTTATAGCCGTCAGCTTCATATACGAAAGCGAACTCACGAAGCTGTCTACCGAAGCGTTGTACGAACAGCACTTGTGCGCCGAACGAAAGAACGTCCGTGTCCGTGCTGCCGCGTGTGCCGGAATCCTCTACCTTGGCGCTGGATGGCGTCAGGGGCTTGCTGGCTCCCTCCGCAGAGGTCATTACGTATTCGCTGCCGCCTGTCCCCATCATTAAGCCCCTGTCGCCTCCCACCATCCATTTAAGGCGGGCAGAGCGCCGGGAATTAAGACGCGCTGTGAAGCCGTTCTCGTCAAGCACAGTACCTTGGGCGTTCGACGGCGAGAAACTTTCATACAGCCCTTGCTCTGACATAGCAATAAAGTCAGGGAACTCTGTAGAGCCTCCGCACGCAAGACGGTCCTGATAGAACGTAGCGCAGTTCGGCCAACCTGTCGTACCGGACCACGCGCCCAGACGCCAATCCTTAGAGGCAGATGCGTTCGTCAAGGATTCGCCTCTAATCGTCACTACAACTTCTGTCGCAGAGTTACGCGCTGTGATCTCAGCCCACGTCCAAAGGTTAGCCGTGCCGGGCGACGTAGAGTTTCTTACTAAAGTGTGTGTTCCTGTACCGTTTGTTGTAAAGTCGATAGCGGTTCCCGCGATAGCTAACGCCTGAGATGTAGCAAGCTTAACTGTGTTGGCGTCTACGTAGATAATCCAGTAGATAAGTCCTTTAGCCAAGCCGCTTGGCAACGCGCCGCCCTCGTTGTCCAGTGTAACCGAATCTTGGCCTGACGCCGTATATCCGTGTCCTGCGGAAGTCAACTGATCGTTAGTGGCGTTAGCTGTAAATGCACGCGGCCCGGCCTTAAGACGTATTAGCCTGCCAACGTCGGTAGACAGGAACCCTAAATCGTTGTTGATGCCTGTCGTGGCGCTTGCCGTCACTGTAACCCCAGAACCGCTAATAGCCGAAGGTGTCAATGTAGTTAAGGTTATGTTCTTTGGTAAGTAAGGTCCGTCCATAAAGTTTAAATCAGAGAACGCCCACGAGTACGTGTTGGTTCTAATAAGCTTCTTAGGACGTATGCTAGGATTAAAACAGAATATCGTATCAAGAGACTGTAAGTCTCTGACAGTTTCAAGATGCCCCTCTTCGTAGGGGGAATTAATATGGTACACAAGATAGACTTGTATATTAGGAAATATTGCTAGAGCAGGATGCGTAAAGTCTAACGTATAGTCGTCGCCTACCTTAGACAAAATCTTCACAACTTCGTAGTTCAAGTTGTACTCATTAGGAAAACCCATTAAAACAACTTCATGCCCTGCTCCCGCGCCTAACCCGGTCAGGTCCGAGGACGTAATAACAAAAGGGCTATTATCCGTAACCGTTGCGTCTACGGCTGCGCGTACAAGTATGCCGCCGTCTTCCGTAAAGAACCTTACACGCTGATGCGCGAACTCACAAATATAAATATCAAGCGAATCTTCCTGATCGTACACAAACGGGATTAAAGAGCTTTTCCGGGCGTGCAGATACGCCGGGTCAACAAAGACCGTACCAGAGCGCCCAATGGCCGGACCCTGCGGAGCGGCCACGTAATTGAGCATCTTGCGGCAAGACGAATTGTAACGGTCAACGTCCGTCCGTCCCTCCATCATAAGGGAGAACTCGCCTGCGTTGAACGATCTAACTAGAGGGGAAACTTTAGCCATTTGTATAGTACCCGTCGTGTGCGCCAAGCCAACTAAAATTGCTGTCGTCTGCTGCTATGTCTTCTGGCCCTATGACGAACGCGTTGGCTTGTCCTGCATCTTTGACGGCTTCTTGGTACAACTTGTACGCCTTCTCAGTTTTGGACGTTGACTGTGTTACGTACTCGCAAGCTTCGTAGCCTATCTTGCACATTAACACTTCGTTAAATAGGGGGTCGAAATCTGATTCCGGGGCGTTCTTGATATAATCAAGTTTTAACGTCTCAGAAGATGCATAGACAAAACGGCCACGTTGTACCCAAGGGGTGTAGCGATTCCTGATAGGGCGCAAGCAGTCGTTCGGTAAAGCGAACTTATAAGGTCTGTCGGTATCTGTGAGGGTTGCATTTAATGTCAAGTCGTACTCTTCGACGAGAGCAAAAACCCAACGGCGCTTTGCAAGCTCTGTGCGCTTCCAGTGTTCGTAGTTCACCTTCATGTACTGTTCGAGCGGCGTACGTGGAGGCGTTAAAATATTAATGCGGGAGCTTGATATTTTTGACAGACCGCCGTTACAAAGTTGCAAGTCTGTCAGCATATCAATTCTCCCGCACTATATTAAGTCGTAGGTAAGCTCTTATTCAGTCACGTAGGCGATGAAGCCCGACAGCGTTGCGCCCACCGGGATTGTACCCCCGGCTACAGTTGCGAACACATTGACGCCTGCTTTAGAGTACAGGTCAAACTTCGTGATAGAATCAAAGCCCCGGCCTTCGCCTACAGCCGAAACGTCAGCCGCCGCAACAAACGCGTCGGCGTCTTCGGCTTCAAACGTCTCGCTGGCACTATCGCGCTTTTGATACGTTCTGTGGCCGATGTCGAGTGTACGGGCCGCGCCCCACGCAGAGTTGTTAAACTTGCTCAGGGCAGGAATCACACGCACCTTACCGGGCGGTAATTCGCACAGTTCGATGGTCGAGGCAATATCGCCCGCCACAGCAACAGCCGGGACGTTAAAATACTGCACACGGATTTTCCCGTGGTCGTTAATCGGACGGCCTCTGTAGCCTTCCGTCATTTCGTCGGAGTTAAGTGCTAATACGGACATTGTATTAATCCTTCTGTTAGAGTTAAAGTGTTAAGTCTGTAGTCGTATTCGGTAGTCTTATCGGGCGGAAAGCGACACGCCGTTAAGCGTGTCGCTATGTATATTTATTAGCTGCGCTTGACTTGCAACTGGAAGACTTTGCCTTCCTCGATACGTGTTGCGCCTGCTGTGAACGTCCCGTGAATCTGCTTGATGTTGTTCTTGTCTGGACGGTTGTTGATCGTAATGACCAATCCATCCCAAGAACCCCAATGCATACCGTCTGGAACCCAGACAGGAAGATCGCGGATTGTGCCGCCGTCCGTATGGATAGGGATGCCCCGGCCATTGGTTGCGGTTACAGTTCCGTTGTCTTCGTATGGGATGAAGTTGAAACCCATGAAGGTAGCAACTTCGCCGTCTACGAGCGGCTTAACGGAGTTGAAGTCGGACGAACCTACTGCAACTTCGCCTAGCAAGTCGTCAACCTCGTCGGCTGTGACAGCAATGTACGGCTTGACAGTACGAACGTCAACGTGACGCTTCTTGACAAGCTTACGCATAGCGCGGAGCTTGGCTACTGTCAAAGCAGTATTACCGTGTACGACAGTATCCGCGACAGGGAACGTCTGGGTAGTTGTACCATCTTTACCAACTTTAGCGTCGGCAAAGAATTTACCCATGATAATCTCGTCCTGTTTACGCGAAGCTGCCTGACGGAAGCGTTCTACGTAAGGTGACGTAGGGTCGTAGATCATCTTGAGCAAGTCAAGACGGTCAACGAGTACGGCACAGTCGTATTCCTTACCGACTATCCAACGTTGCGTGTGTTCGAGTTCGGTAAGCTTGGTATCTCCGTACGGAGTGTCGCGCTCAATGAACTCGACAGTACCGATGAAGTTTACAACCTGAGCTTTTTCACCGCGATACGTTCCTTGCGAAACGAGAGGGGTTAAGATACCCCCCGCTTTTTGCAGGACCGCTTGTACGTTGGCCGTGTACATCTTAACGTGATGTTCCGGCACAGAGTAGGATGCGATTGATTCAGACATTTGTAGTACCCCTTGTTTAGGTTAAACGATTTTCGTCAAAATGCCTATTGTTCGGTATTATTTGACGAAGGGGTGTTCGTGCAATACGGCCCTCCCAGATAAGAAAAAGGAAGCCGAACAAAACGGCTCCCTTTATACTTAACTTAGGTATAGATGTAGTGTCAACCGATATTTTTATCCCGCCTTCGCAAATAGTTTTTCCATCAACTGCAAAGCCGCAGCGTGGCCGGGGTCGGCTTTGTTGGTATATCGTTTCTGAAACTCAGCGTCGCCCTGTAACGCCGTGATTTTCGCTTTCGCTTGGTCTGCCGTCATAAGGTTAGGGTCGTTCGGGTCGCCGCCGTTGCCGCCGTCTTTAAAGCCGCCTGAGCCTTCGTCGGACTTACGCCCGATAGCAACAAGCAGTTCAATCAACGAGGCTGCGCCTATGCTGCCTTCGATCTTTTGCATGATCTCGTCATTGAGGCCAAGGGCTTGTATTGCGCGTTGTCCAGCCGCCTTGTTCTTTTCAAGGTCTGCGCCGAATCGAGTTTCAAGAGCTTTCATCTCCTTGTCGTTTTGCACGCGTGCTGCCTCTTCTGTCGCAGCTTTCATTTCACCCACAGTTTTATTCCACAGGTCGTATCCTTCCTGTGCTTTCTTAGGGGTGACGCCCGTCTTGTGAAATATCTCTTTACCGAGCTTGTCAAGATTCGGGTCGATAGTCACGCCTTGCGTAGGCTTTAGATCGTACTTGTCGGGTGTTTCAGGTACACCGAGCTTTGAGTAAAAAGCTTTCTCTTGTTCCGGCGTAGCCTTACCTTCGACAACTGCCTGAATCTCAGGAGCCATCTTGTTTATCTTGTTAGCGTTCCATGCCGCACGCGCAACTTCGTCGGGGTTGGCGTAATTCTTTTCCTTCATGTACGCTTTTATCTCAGGCTCTTGTATGCCTTCGTACCACGGCTTAGCGGCTTCGCCTTCGCCGATAGTGTACACGCCTTGCACGCCTGACCATGGAGCTTTAAACTCTGTGGGTGCGCCGGTTCCTGCACCCGGACTTTGGGGTGCAGGTGTTCCCGAATCCGGGGCTGCTGGTTGGTTCATTAGGTAGTCTCCTTATTACTTGGTTATCGCGTTTGTGTACTTTACAAATACGGCTTCACGATCTAAACGCGTATGATCGAGAACCCGGTTAAACACTTCGCGCCTGCCCTCTTTAATCTTCATAAGATCGTTGGCGTTACCGCCTTCTCTTACGTCGTAGGTAGGGGCGTATGCTCTACAGAACCAAGCAAGATCATTTATAACGATGTCAATATCCGCTTGGTCGGTATGTCCTTTAGAGAATACAGCAGCGTAGGCCAAGCGTCGGCGCTCTAAGTAGCCTTTAGCTATTTCCTCTTCCATCTGCGGGCGCTCTTGCTCTTTGGCTTCCGCCGCCGCAAGGTCGCGTGGGTCAAATTCATCGAAGCCTACTATGTCTGTAGGTTCGGAGGCTTTCTTTTTATTAGTCATTTAGGTGTACCTTCTTGCATGTCTTTAGCAGACTTCATAGCGCCTGCTATGTTAGCTGAGTTCTTAAGTAGCTCAGACTGTTGCTGCTGTTGTGCGCGTTTATCCGCAATAGCTTTCTTTTTCTTATCATCATTCATCCAGCGTTGCGGTACTGCTTGATAGTAGGCTATCTCAGGGATGGCCGTATCAAAATCAAAATGGTCTAAATGCGACGGGTCTTGGGCAGCCTGCGCTACGTTCAAAGATGTTTCTACTGTACGCATAAAGCCGCTAACCTCTTCGGCGTACATAGCCTTAGACATAGGCGACGTATAAATAATCTCAAAGTCGCCTTTAGCTTCAATAAGCTCAGGCGGCATCTGTAGGCCGGGGCTGTTTGGTCCGTCGGCCAACAACCCCATCTCCTGCAACAGGTCAATCTCACGTTCAATCTGCGGGCCAAGCTGCTCCGATTGTATGCGCCCCATTGTAGGAGAAAGCAACGCAGACTTCTCAGCCGAACGCTCCACGACTTCCGTAGCTGTCATTTCCGGCGTTTCCATTAATATCTGGAACAACGTCACAAAGAAGCTGTCGTTGATGTCGCGCCGTTCGTCTTCCAGTAGCTTATCGCTTATCTGGAAGTTACCCGAATCAAGCGTCTGTATAAGCTTCTTGCCTTCTTTGCTGACCCCGCCCGGATTCGCCGCGCCGGGGCGTAGATCAAGAGAACCATTTAACACGCCGTCGTCATGTGTCAGTAGCACGGGGTCTGCTGCTTTTTGCCCCTGACGTAATGTTGTTTTCTTAACTGCGCTGGCAGTACCAAGCGCGGGTAGAGCCTGCATCGCGGGGGAGAATCCGTAAGGGTCGCCCGCTTCTGTAAATGTACGAGGAACCTGATAGGGCATAGAGCGATAGCCTTGTTCGCCGCCTATATAAGCTTGGTCTGCTACACAAGCGTAACTACCTACTATGGGGTGACGCCTCATATCAATAGCTTCGGGGTCGTGATCTGTACGGGGATGGACAGCGTGTACAAACTCAAAGAAGTCCATATCACTCGCCGTAGCCCCGTTCTTAATTTTTACCGCCATACAGGGAGGTAAAGCTATGTCAGGAAACTTCTGCTGAAACTGTCGAACGTTTAACCAGAAACGACGGAACACAGTGTCAACTTCGCCCTCGTCATTTAGTAGGATAAAGATGTCTCTAAGAGGACACGCCTTGTACAAGAAGCTCTGCGCTTTAGACAGGGAGTTAGGCGTACGCTGGCCTAAGTAGTTTGGTCCTGTTCCGTACACCCCTAATGAGCCGTAGACTTCCGTAATAGACTGTCGGAAGTTAGCGCGGGGAGCGTAGCGCATTTTAAACACTAAGTCTTGTAATTCATCAAAGAACCCACGTACTCTTCCGAGCTTCATCAAGTCTTTGTTACTTGCTGCTAGGCCATGCCAACGCATTGAGTGCGGGGTAGCAATACGTTCAAGGATAGCGACGTACTTTGGAAGGGCCAGTACACCCGTACTATCATAAGCTATGCGTCTGGTTGCTGCGGTACTGGACCCGCCAAAGTTCGCCGGGCCTTCTGTCTGCCAAGCATTGTAATGTCGTGGTAAACAATATGCTGACGCCATACGCCAATCATTCTCGTGCCTATTGCGCGTAGTCTTAGCGTCATTGTAACGAGCGATTAACTTATTTGCGTCTATACGTGCCATTAGGTTTTAGATGCTCCACCTAAAAATCTCACAGCGCCTGCGGCTGAATCCACGCCGCTTGACGTGAAGAACGTAGATGCGCGTCCTGCGGAGCCGCCGTAGCGACGCAGTTTCTTTTCCGTCTCTGTCTCGTTGTCCGGGTCAGCGACAGCAGGAGGCGGCGGGGCCGGGTCCGGCGTAGCGGGCGGCGGCATATAGACATTCTTTGGTTTTGAAGAGGCGAACGGATTGCTCATACTGTTACTCCCCCGTAATTAAGTTCGTCATATTCCATGATTGCACGTCGTTTGTCCCGGCTGGCGTCTTTATTGCGGTCACGCCGGGCAACGCGCACGGCAAAAGTCAAGGCAAGCATATCAGCTTCGTCCGGGCTTTCCAAGCCTCTTTTCTTCATCTCTTCTTTAGGCTCTAGTTTCACGCGCTGTTCATGTCGATCAAGACTGTACAGAATTGTTGTAAGCTGTCTAAACAGTTGCGGTTCGTCAGGTATGCACCCTTCACTGTAGAGCCAATCTCGCATAAGTGACCAATACTCTGCGCGGCGATTTATATAAAGTTTATGTTCTGTAGCAGCAGCGCCGGGATGAACTTCTACAACTTTGTAACCTCTGTCGCGCATGATGTCAATTAAGCCTGCGCCTACGCCCGTGGCCTCCACAACGATAGCGTCCGGTTTATGTATGTCTGCTTCTCGCATTGCTATCTCAGCAAGCTTTGTGATCGTAAGTCCTTTAAATTTTAAGCTTGGTCTTGACTTACCGTCTCTGCCTTGTCTAAAGCCTATGACAGAACTATCGTTACCGAATCGAGCAACATCTACGGCCATGATTAACGCGGCTTGCGAATCAGCGATTAGCTGTCGCTCCATCGCCATACGCGCAATGTCTATGCTGATAAAACCATTAAAGCTTTGTGAAGGGAATAGACCCTTAACGCGCACTTTAACTTCGTCGCTATCCTCGCCGTATTTCTCGATTAGCACTTGTACGTTAGTTAAGTTCGTATGACTTACTTCGCGGCTGTCTACGTGACGTGTTCTGTATAAATGTATGTGCTTGTCAAAGCAGTCAGCAAACTCACCGTCAGGACGTGTTGGGTTTCCTTTAGCGAAAAAGAACTTCTCGCCTTTACCCATTAACGCCCCTTCTGCGACTTCCCATACTTTGCCGTGTACGCCTGACGCTTCGTCAAATATAACAAAGACAGTTTTACCTTCGTTGTGCAATCCAGCAAAGGCTTCTGTCTTTTGTTCTGATACGGTTGCTGCCGTTGTCTTATAGTTCTTTTGCTTATCTTCTGGGTACGCAGCAAACACTAAACCTGTTGCTGTCCACGTAAACCAATGTCTATTAATAGCTAGATTGTGCCACTTAGCTAATTCCGGCCAAGTCTTATCTTCTAACTGGAACTGCGTAGAAGCTGTGACCACGCCGCGTGTGTCAGGTCTGGTAGACATTAAAAAGTAGATCAACCACGCAACAAGTGCCGACTTACCGACGCCGTGTCCCGACGCTGTTGCGCTGCGCCAAACAAGCATCTCTAACCCCATGGAGTCGAGTATCATGTTATTGCGTATGTGTTCGCCTAGCTCTAAGAGAAAATCCTTTTGCCACGGCTCCGGGCCTGTCTTGTCCTTAAGCGGATTCTCGCTGCCGTCAGGCAGGCTTGGCATACCCCAAGGAAAAATCGCCATAACGAACCCTAGCGGGTTGGCGTAGAACTTCGCCACAAATTCAGCTAGTTCTCTTTCTGTTTGTATTTTTAGCGACATAGCCTTATGCTGTTGTTATGAATCTGCCATACGATTACTACCCGGCTGTTTTGAACGTAATAGACCTTATTTCTCAGGGCTATACGAAAACGTCTGCGTGTGATGAAAACAATATTCACATGACGACTTTCGACAACTATATCAAAAACAATCTGACACTCCAAGAGTTATTAATCGAAGCGGAACAACGTTGCTACGATGCAATGGCCGACGCGCTGCTAAACCCGGACAACCACGACATCTACGGACACTCAGACCCTAAGATGGCGAAAGTGCAATCCGACAACATGAAGTGGTTTCTTGATAAGAAAGATCGTAAACGTTACGGCGAACGCGTAACAGTAGACCATAATCTTACAGCAGATAAAGCTATTGTCGCTGCGCTCACAGCAGGCAGACAACGCGCCCATCATTTAGAGTTTAGAGACGTAGAGGAAGCTGAGTTCGTTGACGTGACGCCTGTTAATGAAGATGAAATACTTCTAGCTGAAATCTGCTCTTAACGTCTACGCCGTCTATAGGACGGAATGTAGTTCGTACCTGCTCTGTAATCTAATCCCGTAGCATTACCCGTCAAAATATAATGTCCAGTGTCAACCGCCAAGAACGCGGCTGAGCCATAGAACAACCCGGCGTTTTGTCCAAGCAGAGAATAGCTGCCTGTTATAACTGTCATGCGTGAGTGCTTCCGTAAAGAAGCGTCATTGCCTGTTAAATTATAAACCCCTGTGTCCGGGTAAAGCTTAGCTATGTGACGTAACACAACGTCTTGTCCCGACAGCGCATAGGCTCCCGCCGACACAGGCATACTAAACGATTTACGCAAGCCTGCGGCATTACCTGTTAAAATATACGCGCCTGCTGTCACGGGCATATCTATCCCGGCATGATGATGGTCTAATCCTGCGTCGTTTCCAGTAAGGATATAAGCGCCCGCCGTGACAGGCATCTTGAATCCTTTAGCCGTAAGGATGCCTTGGCCTGTTAAAACATACACACCTGTCGTTACGCCAAGATTCAAATATGTTTTCTTAAGTATAACATTTTGACCTGACAGAACATACGCCCCCGTATCCGCTATCAGCTTAAACGCTTTCCTAAGAACAGCCGCTTGACCCGACAGGACATACGCACCCGCAGTCACGATCAGATTCAAATACGACTTACGTAGATTAACTGCTTGACCCAATAGCGTATATGCTCCTGTATCTGCTATAAGCTTGAAATTCTTTCTTAGCACTACGGCTTGACCCGACAAAGAATACGCTCCTGTTCCCGCAACTAGATTGAGCCACGACTTACGTAGGTTAATTGCTTGACCCGATAGCGTATAGACGCCCGCAGTAACAGGAAGCTTAAGCCCTCGCTTTAGAACAGCAGCTTGGCCGGACAGTGTATAAGCACCCGCAGTAACAGGAAGCTTAAGCCCTCGCTTTAACCCAACGGCTTGACCCCCAATAGCATACACACCTGTTGTAATCCCTACAGTATATTCTCTAGGGGCAGGCCGTGGTATACCAAAGATGCCTAGTCGCGTTACGGCCATGGGTTGCTTACACGATTACGAACGTGTCTCCGTTGCTTGGCGATTCGCCCGTAGGGGTTGCTGAGAACGTCAAAAGCTTCGACGCCCCGGTATAAGCCGTGATCGTGCAAGCCGAATCTTTTAGCACGCCAGAGGTCCAGATAATCGTCCGGCCTACATAGTGGCTATTCGTCGCTTCTGTCAGGTTGGTCGTCGCCTGAGTGGACGACAGCGTGCCTGTGATGGCCGAACCCGTGACGGCGCTGGCCGCGCCCGCCGCAAGGTCTGCCGCCGCTTCCTCGGCTCCGTTGATGGCGAGAACATTAGGTTTTACTAATAGAATAGTCCGGGACACATCAAGCATCCCTGACGATTTAATGTGTAGGGCGTATTCTTGCGAGAAGTCGCCTGCGTCAATCGTCATGTCTTCATCAAGAAGAAATTTGTATAAACCCGGCATATTAGTTGCATCGACTTCTGTAACAGTCGGTGTTGTGTAAGCCGTAGCCGCACCGCCGTTTCTTGAACGATAGGCTGTAAAACTTGATAGACCTGTTTTACGTGCGCCTGTTGTATCGTCAACAGCCACAAAATAGCAATACTGGTCTGTAACTCCGCTTTGTATCTGTAGCATTATCCGTACGCCTTTGTTGGAGGGGTGAAGTCAGCGGTCCATCTCGCCATAGTAGAAAATCTTATTTCGTCGAACCAGCCCGTAAACGCTTGGTCAAAAGACGAAGCTAAACGCCGCGCCCCGAACGTGAATCCGTCTGCTTGCGCTGAGTAAGAACCACTGTCTGTAAGTGTAAGTGACGACACGCCGTTGACGTACAACGTAAACGTATTACCACTACGAACAAGAGCTAAGTGCGACCACGCGCCGTTCGTAAGTGTAGTGTTACCCGAAGCTTGTGCGCTGCCTGCATCGTTACGAATCTCAAAACGCATTGTTGTAGACGTAACAAGTGCTATCTGAAAACAGCCTCCCGGCGAAGTTTCGTCGCGGCCAAATGTAAACACGCGGCACGTGCCGGGGCTGTTAGGACGTATCCAGAAATCTAAGGTGAAGTCCCCTGTCCCAAGATTAAAGTCTGCGCTATCGGCGCAAGTGAGGTAATCGCCTGAGCCGTCGAATAACATAGACGATGCGCCGAACTTAAACTGTGCTGTATCTATTTGAGCGTTACCCGTAGGCGTAAAGGCACGAGCATACTGCGAACTATCCGTAAACGTCGTAGACGCGTCAGCGCCTTCTCCGTGCAACAAAAACAGCGCCTTGCTGTCGTTGCCGTTCTTTGTGCAGATTATCCCTGATTCGATTGCATGGAGGCCCGCCTGTAACAAGGTGTCCTCCTACTGTGAACCCTCTACAGGCTCACCCCGCGCAGCAGCTTCGGCCTGCCCGCCGCTCATCGTCTTGCCGCCCATGGCGCGTGCGATAGCGCCTATTTGTTGGTCAAGCTCAAACATACGCGTGCCTTCGATAGCTTTAAACTGCTTGGCGAGTTCGCGCATCTCGTCTTCGATGGGTTGTAGCTTTTCCTGTAGCTTGTCGCGTTTGTCTCTAATCGGTTGCGATTTACTACGCAGAGCTTCTTTCTCCGCCTGTAGTTCCTGAAACAGATTCCACAGTTCGGGAAACTTGATTGATCTGTCGTCTGTCTGTTCTGTTTTCTTAGCCATGTGCGCCTCTCTTATGCGATTGTAAGGACGCCAGCAGACGCGTCGAAGTCAACTGTAAACGTCTCTGTGTTGGCGAGGGAGATAGACGAACCGTAATCGAACCACGCGATAAGCGGGTCAGCAGGCGAGGTCGGCGTATCGTTGTACAGTACAGCATAACGGAACGGACCTACCGCGCCTGTAGCAGTAAAGGTGACATCGGCCAAGACGAGCTTGTATGTTCCGCTTGTCTGGGCTGAGGATGAAATCGTGGCCTGTGTGCCGCCCGTCGTGTAGCCGTTTCCGTTGGCTATCTGTGTAATGTCAGCAATGACGGAATTGCCTGCTACAGGAGCCGTGTTGGTCAAGGCAACCTTAAGCGTATCCGCTCCGAGGTTGTGAACCTTTTCCGCTAAGTCTTCTACGAACTGGTTGTGTTTGTTATACGCTACCATCTACGTTCTCCCCTAAGTTCTTTTGTATCTGGGCGTAAGCCTTCGTCTTCTCTTCTTTAAGACGCTGAATGTCGCCGTTAAGCGTAGACAGTTCCTTACGGGCGATGTCGATCGTATCATCGAGGTTCTTCAAGTCGGCCTTACGGTCCTTAATAGCCGTCTCGTGATTCTCTTTCTCCTTAGCAAGCTTCGCTTTCTCATCAGCGATGTATTGCTCTTCCTGCGCTACATACTGCTTAGCTTTCGCTTCGGCTTCCGTAACGATGTTCTTAGCGCGTTCGCGTGCGGCGTTTACTTCCTCCAAGGCTTTCTTCTTGTCTTCCTTGGCGTCGTCTACGTCTTTCCGTAGCTGCTTTAATTCTTTCTGCTTGCCCTTAGCTTCCCAATCCATACCCTGTAGCTTATTCAGAGCTTCCAGCCCTGCGCGGAAGGGTTCAAAGAAAACCGACACTTTCTCTAGTGCTGATTTCAGGTCTTCTACGGATGGCTGTTCTTTGTTTTGCATGTCTTATCTCCGTGGCGTACACGTAAGGGTTACGTCCATGTCGCCGCCGTCAGGCGTGCCTGACATTGCCGGGCGTACCCACGCGGGGTTCTGCATAACCTGTGCGTTGAGCGGATTCGATGAGCGCGTAATCGGTTGGCCGAAAGAATCTTTAAGGACTACGAAGACTGCGCTTTCGTAGTCGGGATGATCGGGGTTGCCTGCCGAGTCGCCTGTGCCTTCAAACGTTACAGCGCCGTCACCGGGGTCGTTGCCGCCCGCGCAGCCTAGCTGCACGTTCTTGTCGCCAAACTGCGTGACGTTAATGGCTTTGCCTTTTTTGCCGCCCTTAAGTCCTTCCCAGACGAAAATTTCTACACCCGGATTGCCGTAAGGCTGTGAGTTATTTACTGGTATATCGTCGGCCATGGGTGTCCCCTCGAAGTGTCAAACAAATATACGCACAAACTTTTGTGGCCGTCAATGGCAAATAAAAAAGCCGGAGATTGCGCCCCGGCTTTTTCGTCTCCTATGGCAAGAAGTCTTATGAGAACGGCGTAGTTTCCGAACCTGTCTCTGTAACCTGACCGGATACGCACCACTTAGTGGTAACACAGTCCGTAAGAGTTACTCTATCACCGATAGAAGCGCCTCCTTTGGTTGTACCATTTAAAGTGATTGTGCCGCCCGAAGCCTCGAACGCCAACGCAGCATTAGAAGCGTTGTCCGAGGCGTACAGTAGACTTCCGTTCATTGTGTCAGAACCCGCTTTGGTAATGACATAGTTGGAAGTATTGACTGCCCCTACGACGAACGTATACACCGCGCCGGAACCTGTCGCGGCAGGCATTGTAAAGGTTCTCGAAGAACCCGCGCCTCCCAGGACAAGAATACGGTTAGCGTGTGTCGCTGACGTTAGGGTTGTATCGACAGCTAACGAGACGAGGTTCCCCGCGCCGAAGCCGGGGATGCCTGTAGCGTCAACGCGTTTTACCTTGTCTGCGGAAACGTCGTATACTGGAATAAAGTCACCCGCCGCAACTGCGCTAGGAGCTAAACTGTCCAGTGAGGGGATGCCAAAGTAGGCAAGGTCAATGCCGCCTTCGGCTCTTGCAACGCCGACGCCTGCGATCAGGAGCGCCGCTACAAGCAGTAGGGATGCTTTTAGGTTTTTCATGGGTAGTCCTTTCATTTTGCAAAATAGAGGTTTTAATCCGGCCAAGGATACGTCACTTTAAATTATCCGTCAATGAGTTTAAAAAAGGCTTAACTGATTATCCTGTTCCGTCTTTAGCTGCTTTCTTTTCCGGCCTTTGAATATGATTATAGGCAGGCATACAAGCCCCGCCAGTAGCAACAAACACGCCATCATTAAGTGTGTGGTTTCTGTACACATCGTTACGCTCCTGTTCTGTTACGTTTTCTAAATGCTTCTTGTGATTCATTCCGTAGTTCCCTTCTTTTAATAAGAAGAGGGCGGTAAGCCCTTTAACCTACCGCCCTCCTTGCCTTTAGCACCGTTCACGCTCTGGAGAACTGAACCCCGTTTAAATCTTACCTAAGTTGTCGATAGACCCGTGCAAGGACTCGCTGTCTTTCTTAGCAGCTACTAGCGTTCCTGTAGTCTTCTTAAGTTCGGTAATCTCGTTCTCCAAGCTCTTGATACGGCTTTCGAGTGAGTTGATGCGTTCGCCCTGCTCTTTAAGCTGTAGCTTTAGCTGTTTTGCTAAAATGTCAAAGATACAGCGGGCGTCTTCGTCGAGGTGCTTTTCTAAGTCCTCGTCGCTATAGTCTCCGGGGCGTCCGAGGGTACGCTTCTGACGTTCCACTGTATCGTTCGCCCCTAGCGGCTTTGGGTCAACAACGTCTCCGTCTTCGCCAACGCGTTCACCGCTTGCGGGTTGGCCTGTAACGGGGTTGTGAGCTTCCGTAACCTTGCCGTCCTTGTCTGTCTCGTCAACGACGGGATTGTCCGTAACGCTGCCTTGACGGTTGACGGAGCCTTCACCGGAATCAGCCTGTCCGATTGGCGGCGACGCAGGGGGCGTAGCCAGTTCGGTTGCGCGTTGGGCCTGCTGGTCTTTGGTCCGTTGCTTCGCATCTTCCTTGGCCTTGTTCTTCTGGGCTTGAGTTTGTGACATTTTCATATTTCCTTCTCGAAGGAGGGGGTAGGTGTGGTCAGGCCAACTCAGATTCTCGCAATTCGTTCCCCCGGTCAAGAATTATT